CGGCTTTCATAAAGCCGCTCATCGATGTAATCCTGCGTGGAGCTCATGGAGTACCACTTTAGGAGGATCACGAACGCATTAACTTGTGGCCTGTCAAGGCTATTTCGGATGCGGGGATCAAACAATTATAAACTGAATGATCAACATCAGAACAAAAATAGTAACATTTGGTAAACCAAATGGTTCCACTTATTTTGATTGGAAACTATCCGTTAACCTAGTTAAGGGATGTTACGCTAACGGGACCTCAGCAATGATTGTTAATTCAATCAGTACTGCTGTACGACCTTTAGTTAAAAAGGATAAAGGTAAGAAATTACCAAAACCTTCTAAGAAGGAGACAAAGGGTGATAATGGAATTAATCCATCGTCTGGCTACATAGGGAATACTAGATTTGATCTACTAGTTCCCATTTTTGCAAAAGACCTCGGCAAAATATTTGACGAGGTAAAGCTGAAATACTTCATCACTGAGACAGTGAGACGGCATGATGATTTAATAAAGAATCATGGCATCGTCGAAGGAACCGATCGTTGGAAGATATTAACTTCCTACGCAACGGCACTCCTAGAAGGTCGAAGTGTAAGTAACCCGGATTGGGTTTCGACAGGGCGTAAGGATAAATGGCCTACAAAATTAAGCCACTTACGGCCCTTGTTCCATTACATTGTTGATAACAATGAAAAGGATGGAGAGGACGTCCACATTTGTGAAATGAGACGGCTCTTAAACACTCTATTCAAATTGAACAGGGTATGTTCAGCTAACCGAACTTTGGCTTCATTAAAGGAACTGAAGACAAAATTCAAATTACAACCAGAAATGGTTGGGCGCTTCGAGCAATATGCCCAGAGGCGCTTAACCAACGTCCGAGAAAGTATAACTCTGTCGGATATGTCCTTTGATTTATTCCTTGGTCCTAGTAATGGCCCCAATGGGGTTCCAAAGCTTGAATCAGCTCGGGATGAGGCAGCATATCTGGTAAGAAACAAAGTTATGTACGAGGCCATCAAAGAAATGTGTATTATTACAAATAATAATGCATTCCTTGAATTCTTCCGACTACGGTCAGAAGAATCTAAAGGGGATCTGGACTCCGTTTTAATAAGGAGATTAGCCAGCATTCCCGATAAGGCCAATAAGAGTAGAGTAATCGCAATATGCGATTTCTGGACTCAATGTATATTTAATTCCGTCGAGAAGATCGTTGTGAAGATAACAATGCAACTCTTTAGAAAGAATTGCTGTTTCTATTCACACAGCTCCGGCTGGGATGATATACAATCTCAGACGAAGGAGGTAAAAGAACGACTTGTATCGTTAGACGCTACAAGCTGGACTGATAACCTTCCTGCCTCGCTACAATTCATTGTAATGAAGGCTCTGTTTGGACAAAAGCTAGCTAATGCTTGGAAAACATTAGTTGTCGATTGCCCCTGGTTCGTACGTCCAAAGACCCCACCCATATTTTATGGAAAGGGCCAAGGCATGGGTACAAAGGGAAGTTTCGCAATTGCGCAACTTACCGACCTCATCTTTCTAGAGTTTTCTCTAAGTGAACTCTATCCAGATGATCCTCTACCTTACTTTATGAAAGTCGGAGATGACCTAGTCATTGAAGATCCTAAGATGCTTATGCATGAAAGGTATAATGAGATAGGGGTCCCAATAAATCTGTCCAAGAGTAAGTTCAAAACTCCTCTTGGGACGTTTACGGAATTTGTTTCTAGAAATTCATGGAATAATTCAGATTATTCAATAATTTCTCCAGGGCTAGTTTCTAAGTTCCTTAGAAACGACCATTACGGTCCCACTCTATACCACCATGTGGTAGAGAGGAAACCCAACATTTCTTTTGTAGATCTCTTTGAGATGAAGAAAAGATTTATGGAAATGAACAGTAATCTGTCCATCCAGAAGTTGGAAGACCGAATTAAGACTGTAATCAAATTGACAACAGTCATCGACTTGGTTGCCGGATCAAGAATGATTCCCGACCTCGACGAACCATGGAACGATTCCCCGAATGAACTAAAGATTAGTTTTCTCAGGAATATCGTTCTTTCCACTTTAGGTGGTATCGTTTCTTCAGCGTCTAAGACGATGAAGGACCGATCTGCCCGTATCGCAATAAGTAAAGCAGAATTGCTTCTTGACAGGTACAACTTGGATAGAAAAGCTTTTAGACTTTTAGATTTCATCTTATCAAATAATATGAGTCTCGAAGATGCTTCTGCGGCGACAGTGACCTTGCCCCTGTCTCGTAAGAGTAGAGTTAATTATGATCATGGAATTCGAGTAGAACTCCCTGAGCTTAAACTCCTTCTACCAAGTATTAATGGTATAGACGTGCCGGTGATCGATCCTCAAGTCCTTAAATACGTACTGGACATTGAGAATGAATATAGTCAGATCTCTATGGGTTATAAAACCATTAAGCATCTTTCTATACTCGATGGTCGTAATACGGAGACCGTACTACAACTATACCGATTCCTAAATAACGCGCTAACGGCCAAGACTTCGGTCCTGGACCAAGAAAGCGGACTGTACCTTAAGCCCTATAAACGGGCCATAGAGTATGAACAGTTAGATCCAGATCTAATCCGGATGTACTGTGAGTTATTAGGATTCCAACATATTTTATCTCAATTAGATAATCTTGAGGGAAACGCGGCCATACGTTTTGGACCCAACCCCCTCCCTGTCTCCATAGGATTCATTCAGAAGGATGGATCCGATAAAATCGACCCCTAAGG